TCATATATCCACCGCCCATATATCCTTTAATTGTTTTCTTTTTATCGTACATAGTAATTCCTATATTGTTATTTCAGTTCTCCATACAGAGGTTATATAATAATCTTTAGATGAACCGTGAGGGTTTGCACTTGCTTGTATGCTTATTGATGCTTTAGCTCCTACGTCTACAACGGGTGTATTATTAAAATCAGATTGTTTTACTTCTATTGTAGTATTGTCTGCAAATGTATCTGTATATGTAAAGCTAGCAACTTCATCTACGGTTGCATCACCACTATCTTGTCTTTTAATTTTAAAAGTAAAGTTGGCAGTAGGTGTATCAAATGATTCTGGTCTAAATAATATCTTATGACAAGTCATTTTAAATGGAACAAGAAGAGTTGATGTAGCATCATTCATTCCTGTTTGTTCCCCTGTTCCCTGCCAAGGTATAAAATGCTCTGTAGTTGAGATATTATCAGAAAAATTATGTTTATATATTCTATAATCTATAAATGTATTTGTGTATTCTAAAGAATTAGTAGTAAGTTTTTTATCTACATATTGATTTCCATCTGAAGACATATAAGATTTCCATTTTAAACCTTTATGCTTTCTATATATAGCAAGCCTACCACTTTCTATAGTAATATAAGAACCGCCTTCCTGTAAAGATGAATGACCACCTTCATTGAATGACTGAGGCTGTTCTATAGAATTAGATAATCTTCTTAAGTTCCTAATCATTAACCTGCACTCACTTGTTTTAATCCTAGTACTCTATACTCTATTTGCATATCATTTATATATAAACCTGTATCAGTATCCCAACTATTAGTACCTTCTACTATGTCTATTTTAAAAGAAATACTTTGAAAAGATACTATACTACTTGGAGAAAAAACAGCTATTTTATAATTACCACTAGATTGAATAAAAGAACCTGAACTAAATGCTATCCACGTACCGCTTTGATTAATTTGATAATATACATTAGAAGCAGGAATAACAGTACTAGATGTATGTCTATAATGAATATATAACTTATAAAACTTTTTAATTAAAGAAGTTTGACCTAATGAAAAATCAGGTGTTTGAACTCTATAGTCTTTATGTACACTTGGCTCAGATATAAAATCAGTAGTGTAAACCTTATTAGCACCTTCAGTTCCTAGATTTGTTGATTGAACATCGTATGAAACTACCAATCTACCTCTACTATCATTTATAAAATTAGTTAATACTGGAGTAAAACTTGAACCGTTATCAACTGTGTCATTAAATGAATTTGGAGCTATGTCATCTGCATATGAAAATGATTGATTTTTAATATCATATATATATCCGTGCCTAGCCGCATCAACTTTTTGAATTACCATCACTTGATTTTTATCTGATATATAACCAACAGACATTTTATGTTGAGCACCAGAAGCACCCTCTGAAAAAGAAATCCAATCCTCATCATTTATTTTACCGTCTATTACATTAACAGTTATTGAGCCATTAAAATAAAAAATTCCATTTCTATTAACCCAAAAAACTCCAGCATTTCCCTTAGCTACTGAGTAAGGATGAAGAACTCCTGCATTATATATTGTGTCTTCAACAAACCAATTACTTGGAGATGAAGAAGCTACGTTGATTACCTGCATAGTTCTTTGTTTAAATGCTAGTATTCTATCAGCAAAAGATTCTAACTTAACATAATTTTCTGCATCACCTTTAGATGCTTCTATGTAATTAAAGTTTGGGAATGTATCGTACTTACCTATTTCACTATACATTATTCTGTCACCATAACTACTAAACTCAGTTAATCCATCTACTGAACCAGATTCTCCTTCATCATATTTTACATTAGCAACAAAGGCTCTTCTGCCTGACAAGGTTGCAGTTGCATAACTAGCACCTGACTGACCAAAAGATATTTGCTTTGTAGATTGAGAAAAACCATTTAATGAAGTATATGTTTCTATGCTTTGATTTTCTAATTCTAACATCCAGTAGGTGCTGGCTCTATTACCTACTGTAGTATTATTAGGGTCAGTAATTCTAAAGTGATGGTCTCCTGTAATTCCTTGAGTTGTACTATCTTGAACCCATTGCTTATAATCTGAAAGTATTGAAGTTCTAACTCCATCTTTAATACTTATATCAGCAAGTAAAGTCCAGTCTTCTCCAGAGCTAATATCTTCTAAACCATCTCCTTTTCTAATATATATTCTCCCACCAGATATTCTATTTGAAAAAGTAGTAGAACTACTAGATACATCTTGAGAGGCAAAAACATTTATTAATAATTTTTTAAATCCAGTACTAGCTGTAAACGTAGTATTTAATTTATTTAAAAGAGACTCTTGATTTCCGTCATAAATAAAAGTACTTGCGAATTCATAGGTAGTAGCTTCCCATCCTCCTGAATCTGAACTATGCTCTTCTACAGATAAAGACCATCCAGTACCATCGGCTGAAAATTCATTAGAGCCATTAACAGTTGTTATAAAGTCTCCACCAGTTGGTTTAGCTAAATCATTATTTTCTGCATACAAGTTAGATGGAATAACTCTTCCTATAAAATTTGTTAATTCTGCAGTAGTAGATTCATTTCCAGCAACTGCATAAAAGTGGTCTCTTTTAATATATCCATACCATTTAGGCTTTGATATATTTTGCCTATTTCCATCAGCTACTCTAACCGCAGAGTTGACTGAATAAAAAACCCAATTAGAGTAAGAACTTGCAGAAGATATTGTTTCTAAGTCTATTACATCTGCTGTTACAGCACCAGTAGAATCTTTATATACATCAATTTTATTATCATCTGCGTTCCCATATAAAATAGCAATATCATCTTGAACGCCAACTCTTTTAATAGTAATAGTTGCACTAGCTAATATATCCTCAGCTACTACGTCTTCAGCTAATTCAATAGCTGTAGCTCCATCCGCACTACCTTTTGTAGTTATTTCGTGACCATTATAATTGGGTATAATAACCCTATCTGAAGCACTTGCGGCTGTTGAATTAGTTGTCAATATTCTTTGTATTGTAAATATACCATTATTATTACTTGTACCACTTATTTCTATTTTAATTGGTATATCATCGTGGCTATTTAATAAAGAGTTATTTGAATTTGTTAATATTGATGAATTTGCTAAATGCCTAGTACCAATAATAAGTAAATTTACAGGAGGTACAGTTATGTTAAAATCTGGTTGAGTGTCTCCTTTTGGAATAAAAGAAACATAATAATTACTACTTGTTCCATCTAAATTTCCATAAGGATTTGCACCTGTATTTAATTGAACATCTCCAGTAGGTGTTATTCCTGTTAATGAAAATCCAGCTACTCCAGATTCTTCATCGTATTCAAAATAATGTAATCCATATCCCGGATTAACTGAAGCAGTTATAGTTGGAGTGTTATTCGTTCCCGGTTTATAAGCTTCTCCATCATTTGTATTCTCATTAAACTTACCTCTAGGTCTAAGTTCACCTACATTACTAATGTCAAAATTAACTAAATCAACAGCTTCTCCTATTAATAAATCTCTAGGATTTTTTACATTATTAATTCCTCTTGCAAAACTATTTATATTTAGATATTGCTTTGGCATTAATCAAGTATCTCCACATGAACTAAGTCATCAAAGCCATTATCTTTTACATCACCATCAGAATCCCAGTCTCCACCCCAACGAACTTTAACATTAAGTTGTTTAGCTATTCCTCTAATCATACCACCCATATAATGAAACCCATCTCTATTCTTCCAATCTATAGGATAAGGAGCTAAGTCTACAGCTTTACCTTCCATATGCTTAGAGTATTTAACCTTAGTAGCACCTTTTTTAAGTAACTCTTTTTGTCTTTCCTCTGTACGTAAACCTTCTATTATAGTAACATCCATAATCTTAATAAGCTCATTAAGAACATTAACTAATTTAACGTCTACCCCTTTTAATCTTTCTTTACTTTTCCTACCAAATTTATACACTATGCTCTCCTTACTTTCCTAGCTACAGCTTTACTATACTTAGCTTTCTGCTTTCCTTTTGCTGAAGCTTTTCTTTTAGCTTTATTCGTGCTTGCTTTTTGAGAAGGACTAAGACTCTTCCTAACTGACTCAGGTAAGTAACGACCACGTTTCTTCTTAGGTTTCTTCTTATCACCTTTACTAACATAATCCCACTTTTGCTTAGTCCACTTAGATAAACTGTTCTTAGATGACTTTGCTCCTTTGTAACCACCGCCAGCTTTTTTATACCTTGCTGTTGCTAATTGAGCTTTACGAGCAGACCATTGTCCTTTCCTTCCACCTTTAGTTCCAGCTTTTACACTTGAAACAATTCGTTTCCATAATGCTGGTTTTGTCTTAGTAGCCGAAGCCATTATTTCTTTTTAGCTTTTGAATGTTTCATTTGGACTTTAAAGTCAGCCATAAGACTAGCACCTTTGTGAGACTTAAACTTACCACTATGCTTCATTAACTTGTAAGAAGAACCAGACTTCATCCAATGATAACCCTTTGGAGCTTTAACTTTTTTATTCATATTACCACTTAACCTTATCCGCCCAATAAGCCGCAGACATTTTTCCCTTTGCTATATTTTTTCTATGCCTAGCTTTGAACGATTTTCTTTTCATTTTCATTCTTCTAGATTCACCAGCTTTTGGTTTACCTGCTGTACTAGCACCCTTCTCACCAAATCTAATTGTTTTAATTTTAGACCCTTCTTTAGCTACAACAATGTGAGATTTTTTAGGGTGATTAGGAGTGCGCTTGGGTTTATTAAATCCAGACACCCCTGCTCTTTTTAACCTTGGGTCTTTCTTAGCAGGCACTATACACCTAACTTAGATAATAAAACTTTCTTGATAATTTTCCAAAGAGCTTCTAGTATAGCCTTTTCTGTTTTTTCAGATATAATAGGAATATCAACAGCTTTATTAATCTCGTCAATCAACTCATCTTTTGTTGAATCTCCTAGTAATTCATCTGCTATCATTTTCTTTAACATTATACAAACCTCATTATTATGTTTACGATTATTGGAAAGCTCACTAAAGCAACTCCACCCCATACTTGCACTTTAGCAATATCGGTTTCGTGCCTATCTACTTTACCATTAAGTCTTTCTAAATGTTTTTCTATCCTATTTAGTGTAGAATATATATTTCTCAACCTTTCGTCATGTCTTGTTAGATGCGTTCTTAAATCTTCATTATTCATTAGTGTCTTCCATTTCCGTTCATACGACTCATAATGCCATCCATTCTTGATAGTTGTTTTTCTAAATCACTTACTGCTTCCATCATCTGCTCATACCTTCTATCTCTAACAGCATCGCTATCGTTCCATCTTGATATAAGTTTTATAATCATTCCTTCCATATTATTAATACTTTCAGATTGACCTTTGTTTTCCACCTCTAATTCTTTTAAAGACTCTTGTTGTGCTTCTGATTTTTTTGACAATGACATAACTAAATAAACAAGTAATGCTCCGCATATACCTATCATTCCTGCTTCGCCATATATTGCCATCATATCCATTACTTCTTTCTCCTTTTACCCCAGCTTAAAGGATTAATATTAAATTCTTTTTCATAAAAGGCTACCTTTTCTGCCAACTCTGCTCTTTCAGCCCTTTCTTCCACGATATGTTTACTAAGTAAATCCCCAATTTGCTTATCCGCTTCAGCCAACTTATCTTCCAATAATTCCAATCTAGTCTCAACCCTATAGTAACCATAGACCAAAGCACCAATAAGGGCAATGCCTTGAAATATCCATCTGATATTGATAGAAATAACAGCGTTGTCATCGACAATAGCACCTCTATAGCTTCTAGCTGTCTTAACCTCTTCACTCATTTCTTCCTTACTACTTCCCATTGGTTGTGAACAAAGCACCACATATCTCTATTAAATCTTATATGGTCTGAGTAAAAATGAGATGTTGAATCTTGGTCTAATACTTCTACAAAAGTATACATAGAATCCTTTGAGTGAACATCTAAATTACCTACAGACCAACCATTAGAACAACTACTTAACATAAGTGTAATACACCCTAATATTATAACTCGTACTAACAACTTCAAAATCTCCATTATCTAATTTTTTAATTTTAAAATCTTTTCTATTTTTTGCTTTATCCATGCCCATACTCCTGTTTTTTTATTAGGATTTATAAACCGCCTCTTAAGCCTTTCAGTTCTTCTTACCCTCTGTAAGCTATGCATACCGCTGTAGAATCTGTATGATTCACAATACCACTAAAGTTACCATAAAGTATTTCACCGGGAATTAAGTTAACAAATGAATCTATATTGTCTCCAATATTAGAAGTAACTTTTATTTTTAAAAACTCTGTAGTTCCGCTAGAGTCTTTTCCTAAAGCTTGTATAGCAACCCAAGAACCAGTATCTGGATTTACAACAGTAGTATCGTGTTCAGCTATTACATCAAAGCCATTTTGACCTATCAATAGATTAGCCGCTTCTTTTTCTGTGTATTTATATAAAGACATTTTAACTTCCTAATTCTGTTATTACATGGTTTACTAGTTTATGCTTACCGATAATCACTCTACCATTACTAGTAGTATGTTTATCTTCACACTTACTAACATATAATTCTTCTATTGTTTCCCAACTATTGCTTCTTCTTTCTATTTCACCATCTATAACTAAGAAGTATTTATAAGACGAAGGGTATGTCAGGGTCTCCGTTGTACCATCTGGGTAACTCTTTGTACGAGTAGCACCCGGAGTAGTATTCCTATATACCTTAATATCGTGACCCTGAGCACACCTTCTAATCAACATTACTCTGATTCTTCCTCAGAGCTTAATGATTCTCTAAGCATCTTGATAAACGCTTCTTTACCAACAGCTAGTTGGTCAGCTATAAACTGATTACTATTCTGTTTGTTCTGAATATCGTTTATATGATTTACCATCATCTTTTGCTCGTCAGTCATATCCTCTATGATATATTCTTTATCATCTAAGTTCAAGACTGGCTTCTTTTCTTTTTTTGCCATTATTGACTCCTTGTTTGTTATTTACTTTCTAATTCTTTTACTTTTGCAGATAACTCTTGTACTGCTTTAACTAATATTGGAATAAGATTGCCATCAGCTATTGTTTGAGTACCATCATCTGATTGTTTCCACATTTTAAAGCCTTCTTTAAGGCTATCGTGTTTATCTATTACTACTTTTACTTCTTGAGCTATAAACCCGTGCAATGATTCTCCATATTCTTTCCCTAATACTGGTTCATCAGAATCTTTATATTGAGGCATAGACTTATCTATATCTTTTGCTTTTTTCCAATTATATGTAACTGGTCTTAAATCGTTAATAACATCTAATCCAGCAGTTGAATCCACAATGTTTTCTTTTAATCTTTCGTCTGAAGAAGCCGCCCAAGATGTGTCGCTACCATCTAATCCTAATGATGCTACATTAGAACCAAATCCTATTGTGGCTGTTTCGTTTGCTATACAAGAAACACCCTTGCCTATTGCAATCTGACCTTGACCAGCAGCTGCAGATAAAGTTGCTTCAGAGCCTATGCAAGTATTACTAAATCCATTATTATTAATAAACATTGCTTTATAACCAATAGCAGTATTATTATCTTCATTGTCATCTGCACTACCCATTGCATCAGCACCTATTACTGTATTCTTGACACCAACTTGTATTCCATCTAAAGCTCTTGCACCAACGGCAGTATTATAAGATGGAGATGTATCACTTGAGTCTATATCTAATAAAGCTAAAGCTCTGTATCCTACTGCTGTATTATCTCCACCATCAATATTGGTTTCTAATGCCTCATATCCTATTGCAGTATTGTAATCACCTTGTTGGTTTGCTTTTAAAGACTCAAATCCAACTGCCGTATTACTAGCACCTGAAGTCAAGGCTTTAAGTGATTCATATCCAACTGCTACTGCTCCACTTGCATCGGCACTATTAACAGATGAAAGAGAATAAAATCCAATACCAATTAAATGTTGAGCATTTGTTGTTACAAGTCCAGCTCCTCTACCTAATAAAACATTCCTTACTCCAGTAGTTAAAGCCTGACCAGCAGTATGCCCCATAATAACATTACCATCACCAGTTGTAATAGCGTGACCAGCACTTTCACCAAAAAGACTATTGTAATTTCCACCACTAGCTAAATCATCACCAGCCAACTTTCCAAAGACTGTATTAGATGTACCACTATCATTATTAGATAGCGAGATTCGTGAGTTGTCATCTAAGACCAATTTAGCTGTTGCACTATCTCCAGTATTAAATGTTAGAGATTGAGATGCGTGAGCGTAAACAATAGAACCTCTTTGAGTAGCTCCTTCAAAAAATCTAATCTGGTTTGTCCTGTTTGTAGTTGCTCTCATTTCAAAAATTGCTTCACCACCATCAGTAGATTCAATTTTTAAAAAAGCATTATTATTAGATTTAACAAGTGAAAGAGTATCGCCATTAAATGTAGCGTTTTGTGATGAATCTATTGTTAAAGCTGGATTTGCAAGAGTGTCTGCCCCACTATTACTTTGAGTAAAAAAATCTATTCTAGTTGCATAGTAATTACTTGTTCCAGTATCCCAAACGGCATCTGCATTAAATTCTATTTTAGCTCCAGTGTATGGTGGAGAACCACCTGAATCACTACCTTGTGCTAATATAACTCCAATATTATCATTATCAGCTATAGAAGTGTCTGCTGACCATAATGAAAGAGTTGCTGGGTCATTACTAGTTGGATTTTTAATATAAACATCACCAGCAAATGTTGCATTTTGGTCATCTCCACCTAAAGTTAGAGTTGCTCCAACTGTACTCATTACATCTGTAGTAGTATTATCTTGAGTAAAAAATTCTAATTTTGTAGGAGCATCCACATTGCTACTAGCACTCTGAAAGTTGTCTGTTGCAGTAGCTACAATTTTAGCACCTATGTCAATGCCACTTGCAGTAGCGTCATCAGCACCAAATTGAATTGTTCCTAAAACATCATTATTCACTATTTCTGTATCTGTGGTTTTAAAACTTAAAAATCCACCACCAGCTTTTTCTAGCTCAAGCTGATAGTCTGGAGAAGCAGTTCCTATGCCTATATTTCCTGAACCATCTATAGTTAAATCAGCTCTTGAATCTGCATTATCTATAAATTGCAGTTTATCTGCACTCGCTCTAATAATTCTATCACCAGCGTTGTTTTTCAATCTTAATTCAGCGTTGCCACCTCCACCTAATTCATTCATAATGGTTTGATTGCCACTTGAAGCGTAAATATCTAATTTTTGTGTGGGAGTTCTACCTATACCTACATTACCTGAGGCATCTATTGACATATGAGTTGTATCACCTTCAATAAAATTTATAGAACCTCCACTTTGTCCACTTCCGATGTTTATATTATTTGAGCTATCTAATCCAATTACTCTTCTTTTTGCTCCTCCAGAATCTTTTCCTTCATAGTGTTGATTGTTGTCAATTAAAATTGGATTACCTACAACATGAAGTTTTCTTTCAGGAGAATCAGTTCCTATACCTACGTTACCTGAACTATCAATCCTCATTCTCTCAATGGGAACTGAACTTGTAGCAGTTGCAAAAGCGATACCAGTTGAATTATTATTATTTGCAAAAGTTGCTTCAGCTATTCCATAAATTGAAGCTCCGGCTAATATTGCATCTGTACCCCCAGCTT